GTCTCCCTGGAGCTCTCGACCGAGGACATTTTTCTCCTGAATCAACAGCTCGAGAAAATGCTCGGATTTGCTATGGGTCAATCCGAGGACGCCGCCGTAATCGAGTACTACTCGACACCCGAGGATCAGCGCGAAACCAGGACGGCGAACGTCGAGGTCGGTAAAACCTACCTAGTGGACGGCGTGGTTTGTTGTAGCGACTGCGGGACCGAATGGCCCGAGGGAGAGGTCCCAACTCACGCGAGAGACTGTTCCGAATTCAACCGGACAGACCACATACAGGCTCTAACCGGAATCCCCGAGGTCGACCTCGACCCGGAGACGCTACCCGACGAGCTCGATAACTTAACATCGCCGTCGAGTTAAGTAATACGCACAAATAGACCGAATTCATTAAGTACGCCGGAGATCGAATTAGTAATGGCAAAAAACACCAACAAAAACCACCCACTCCAGCTCGCCAGGATAGCCGGAGCGACAGTAGACGACGACTCGGGAATCTGGACTATCCCGGTCGATAAAATCGACTCGAGTCCATTCCAGCCACGCGTCGACCTGGGCGACCTGGTGGAGCTCCGAGAGAGCATGGACCAGAACGGCCAGGCGGTCCCAGTGTCGGTCCGGATCGTCGACGGACGGTTCGAACTGCTACACGGCCACCGTCGAGTCGCCGCCGCGAAGCTCGAGGGCGACCACAAGATTCGAAAGGATTCGGACACGGATTTCGCGCCTCGATCCTGGGACTACATAAAGGGCCAGGGCGAGCGTAAAAAACACGAGGCCCAGTCGCATTTCTTCGACACCCTGGAATTCGGAGCGGCGCGGCCGACGGTCCTGGCATTGATCGACCAGGTGGACGACGCCCAGGCGGCGCGAATCGTCATGGGGGAGAACCAGGCCCGAAAGGACCTAACGCCTCTCGAGCTGGCCAGGGCGGCGAAACGATTCCAGACCGAGGGATTAAAGGGTCCGGAAATCCAGTCGATTCTCGGCCGCTCCCAGCCAGCCGTCGCGAACGCTATCCGAGCGATCGACATACTCCCCCAGTCGGTCCTCGAGCTCGTCGAGTCGGGCCTGTTCACGTTGAACGCTACCCGGCCGCTCCTGGCGTTCGATCCACGACAGACCGAGGACCCAGGACACCGGGCCTCACTGGTCGGAGAGATCGAGAACGTGATCGACAACGCGCTCCCGGATTCGATCCAGCTCGAGGAACACTCCAAACGGCCCCAGGTCGTCGGGATTATCCAGGTCGTCGAGGCCCTAACGGATCGCCTGGGCGGTAAGCGCTCCGGACGACCCGAGCCGCGCCTGGTGTGGCGTCCACTGGACGACGTATCCGGGAAAATGTTCCGGGCGTCCTTGGTAGCTCGAGAGCTTATGGAGCTCCCGTCCTGGGAAGTACTCGGAGAGGGTGTCGACCCGGAGACGATCCGGGATTTCGGTAAGGGTTTCGGCCGCTGGACTTTCCAGAACCGAAAGTGGGACGGGAACCGGAACAAATTCAAGCGCGACCAGGATAAGAGCGGAGGAAAATCGACCGCTAAAAAATCCGAGGGCGAGAGCTCTCCGACTAACGCCGCCGCCAAACGAGCCGCCGCCGTCAAACGATCCCAGGAGCTCGAGAAGAAATTCGGCGTCCCGATCGCCGTCCTGGACGTCTCGACGAAATACGGCTACTCCCTGGGCTCCGGAATGTGGTCGCTCCCGGACGCTGTAACCGACGCCCTGGCCAGGATTCCAGGGTACGAAAACAAGCGAGCCGAGCTGGTAGGCGTCCACGGCGACGTCCACCTGGTCGACTGGAAATCCGTCCGAGGCGCTGTCGCCGACGAGAGCGGTTTCGAAAACCCAGCTCGGCGCGCTGTCGCTACCCAGCTAATCGACTCCGATTCGAATAAGGCGATCGACGTCGTAACCGATATGGAATGGCTGGCCGAACAGCTCGTCAAGAAAGCCGACAAACTGGACGCCCAGGGAGAGCTCCGACGCGAGGAAGCGATCGCCGTAACGGCCGAGGCGTCGAAGTACTTCACAATCGGCCGAGGACCCGCTACGGCTCTCCTGGCCGTGTTAGTCGGCGGAGAGGGAGAGGTCCCGCTAGGCCTTGAGAACTACGGGATCGTCGCCGAGGAAAACGAACGACGCCACCGAGGCTCGGAGAATTTCCCGACGGCGTTCGTCGGACACGCGCTGGCCGGAGCGCTGTCGATTATCGAGGAAGCTGTTACATGGCCGAACGGCGCGTGGAACGGCCCGGACGTCGACTGGGACCGACTCGAGGTCGAGATCGACACCCTGGACGATCGGTCCGTGGAGCTCCTGGCGTTCGAGTTCATGGTCGGATCGAGAATGGACCCAGGGAAAGCGGCGTTTTTCACCGACGAGGCCCTGGCGAAAATTCTCCAGGTGTGCTCTCCGATCCTGAAAGGGACCGAATCTGAGGACGCCGAATTCGCCCCAGAAAAGCGAGACACCCCCCCCTCCCCCTCTATCGCCGACGAGGATCGCGAACAGGCCGTGGCCTGGGTCGGGCTCCCGTCGGAGTGGTTCACCGATACCGGCGAGCTGGTCGAGGGTGTAGCTCCGAAAACGATGGCCAGGTGGACCGAGCGGGAGTGGTTGATTCCGGAGCCGGAGCTGGGGCCGAGTCTCGAGCTCATGGTCTGCCGCTCGACTCACACCCTGGACGCTATGCCGAAATACATACAGAACGCCGAAATCGACGAGGATGTGGTTTTCGACGGAAAGGAAGCTCTCTAATGCCAGAACTAACCGAAATGGAATACAAGATCGAACAGGCCGTAATCGCCACGGCGACCGGCCCACTCGAGATCGACGAATTCTCCCAGGTATTCTCCGACGTCGCGGCTATGCGACGGATCGGCGACAGCCTGGAGCGATTGGCCAGGACCCAGGGAGCGGAGACGTCGGTCCCGATCAACAAACACGCCCCCGAGGTCCCGGTCTGGGTCGATCGAGAGCTCGCCCAGCAATTCTCCGACGGCTCGACCGTGATCGACTTCGACCCGGCGACGTTCGATTTCGGCGATAAGGTCGAGAGGTTCCGGGCCGAGTGTCGCGAGGTCCTGGAGTAGTGGAGATATTCGGCCGGGAGATCGACTGGGTTGTGGCCCTAATCTTCCTGGGCGTCGGAGTAGCACTCGGACAATCCACAGGAAATAAGCGCTAAACCATTCCGACGGAATGATAGAGAGAGGCCCTGGGACCACCAATCCCAGGGCCTTTCCGCGTTAGGCGTACAGCCTGGCGGAGAGATAGCTCGAGCGAGATTCTTACGTGATCGTCCCGGCGTCCTGGAGTGTGGCGTTCCCAAACCCCAGGACCATTACCTGGCCGGAGTCGATTCGCCGGAGTAAGTGGACGTATGGCCGGGCGTCGATCGCCAGGGTGATCGCCCCAGTTATGGCCACCAGGGCTCGGGTCCCGTTTGTGTCGAACGTGATCTCGCTAGCGGCGGTCGATCGGGAGAGGATCGCTGTCGTGGCCTCGAGTGAGGTTTTCAGCTCCCAGATTAAACCGAATGCCGAGATATCCAGGGCGACCGGCGGATCGGCCCCGTCGACACACGGATAACGGAACGTCCGATTCTCACCCTTAAACCAGTGTTCGTCGACTGCTATGTTTTTTTCTTTTGCGCCCATTTTTATTTCCCTCTAAATCGAGGCCTCTCCCTCGAGATATTTGTTTCTCCTGGCGGCGGCGTCCAGCGCGATCGCGAACGCGGCGTCGACTCCCAGGTTCGGAGCATATCTGGCCAATAAGTCGAAGTACATCAGGACGGCCGTAGCGAACGCAATCGTCCCAGCCGAGGCCGGTTGGTTCCCGGCCAGGGTTACATATTCCAGGGATCGAGCGGTTCCACTCGGCGCGGCCTGGGCTCCCGCTAGAGAGATCAGGTAGCGAACCAGGTTCAACGATCCCGACGGCGCTCCCTGGGCTCCAGCGGTCGATATGAGGTACTTCACGAGGGAGAGGGCTCCGGACGGCGCTCCCTGGTTCCCAGCGATCGAGGCGAATATCGTCAGAGCTCCAGCGATCGTCCCGGCTGGGGCGGCCTGGTTCCCAGCTAGGGAGAGGAAGTATTTCACCAGGGAGAGCTCGCCGGTCGAGGCCGGTTGGGCTCCGGCCAGTGTCACCAGGTAACGGATCAGGGAGAGAGCTCCGGCGGCTCCAGGCTGGTTTCCAGCGAGAGCGATCTGGTACTGGATCAGGGAGAGAGCTCCCGAGGGCGCGGGCTGGGCTCCAGCGACGGCGAGTAGATATTTCACCAGGGAGAGGACGCCGGTCGAGGCCGGTTGGGCTCCGGCCAGGTCGACCTCGACTAGACCACCGCCTGGCGTCCCAGCTCCGCGGACTGTGTATCGAGTCGCACCGCGAATCGTGTTAGCGCTGTCGTCAGCTCTCGAGATCAGCGGCGGCGACGGCGTAACCAGTGAGTCGGTCGACGACCAGTCCTCGACGATTACAGTCCCGTTCGAACAGGAGCCATACATACCCGTCGTTAAGTGGCCGTGTGTGGCGTGAGAGGTATCCATTCCCGCCAGGTGGGGAACACCGTTTAGGAAACAATCGAACTTACTGGCGGCGTGGCGAATCCGCATAACGTCTAACGTCGTGAATGTTCCAGTCGTTGACGCGAACGCCGAGGAACTTCCACCAGTCCGCTCGATTAGGTAAGTGTTCCCGCCGAAATTGTCGTCGTGAATGTAGTAGTGCATATGCCGCGACGAATTGTTCTCATTCTTGACGGCTGGCCCGGCTGTGACACCACCACTAATACGGGTTTGGCTTACCCATGTAAGAGTCGATTCCATAGTTTCGTAAGCGTAGGGAGTTTGCCAGTAAGCGTACCCGCCCGAGGACGAGACTTTCGCCTGGTTACTTAGAACCTCCCAGCTCGAGCCGTTCGGTTCGTTCCAGTTGGCGTCCGCCTCGAGAGCTTCGTCGCTCCGATTAAAGTCGTCGTCGAAGTCTGTTCCGTGTGGGCGAAATCCCTGGTCGGGAGCCTCGGGAGCTTTCAACAACTCGAGCGCCTGGTCGTTTTTGAGGCGGTATTTATCCCGCGTATAGTCCAGGGTTTTTAGGTGCTGGTCCGCTGGCATCCGGGACGCCGGGTCGTCCGCCTGGGCTTTAACGGCCCGGTATATCTGCTGTTCCATTTCGTATACCCAGGGATGCTTAACTGGGTCGAACCGCTCCTGGAGCATAACGCGCCCGGCCAGCCACATTTCGACCCAGCGTCGGTCGTTCGAAATAATAGGCGACCAGGTTTCGTCGGTAACTGAACCGTGGCGATTCAGAACCTCCCCGATCCCTTGAACCAGGCCGTCGGAAACAATGCGCTCCCCGATAGCGAACTCGGATTCCAGGGACGCCCGGACGCCTGGAGTTAGCCGGTCGCCGCGCTCGCCCAGGAGTACCAGATTCGGATTAGAGAGAGGGCTCGAGCTCGACCAGATGCAATGATTTGTTAAGACCTCGTGAGACTCGCGCTCGGCGATCGTCCGGAGATCGAGGACGCCCGTCGTCCCTGGCCACATATCGAAAAACCACTCGCCCGGCTCCACTTCGACAGCGGCGGGACGTGGCCCCAGGTACAGGAGCATTTATTCCCCCTGGTCGAATACACCGATCGACTGGGCGATCGTGGCCAGCCGTCGGAGAGTTTCCTCATACGACGCCCGGATTTCGGCTAGTCCGAAAAACGGAGTCTTATCCGCCTCTCGCTCGAACCAGCCTGGATCGGTTTTCAGCGTGTCCACCGCCGCGGCCTGGGCCTGGAGTTCGGTCGTTCGATTATGAGTCTCGACCTGGGCCTCGGTAGCGTCCGCCTCGGACTCGAGTACTCGTGGCTTTCCCTTGTATACGCGCCACTTGATTCGACCGCCCATATCCTCGGATGCGGTCTGGATCGACTCACCTTTCGAGTCGAAATCCTCGACGTGAAATAGTTCCATATTAAGCGGACCTCAATCCGAATAGCCAGGTCATACCGGCCGAGCTTGTATGGGTGTTTACGCCAGCCGAGATCGGGTCCGGGAACGCCCCGGAGATATCGCTAGCGACGATCCGGTAGGAGAAGCTGGTCCCGTTGCCCCAGGAGCTAACGTCGTCGTCCCAGTGGGCGATCGCGTCGCGTGGTGCTTCCGCTGTGTAGAGCTTTACCTGTTGCGTCGAGTTCGTAATGTTTTCTTGTTTTAACATTATGAAATAGAGCCCAGGTTTTAGAGTCGTCGAGGTTATAACGGCGAGCTTCGTACTGTTCGACCCAGTGGCGTCGGATATGTCGACGAGCGTCGACGATTCGACGATTAGTTTCTCGGGTAAGTTATCGGCTCCAGCGCGATACAGCGCCGATCGAATAACTGGAGAGTCGCCGTCGGCTCCAGAATCTAACCGGGTCTGGACGTGGAACACTATTCGATCGACCGTAACCTCGTTTTGTAGGTAGATCGGAATTCCATATGGAGCGTCGTCGTCCTGGGCCGTGGACGAATAGATCGCAGAGTTCCCGAGCCAGTCAGTCATAGAGAGGATTTCGTTCGTCTGTGGTGCGGCGTACTGGACTCGAGTATTCCCGTACTCGACCGGGACGAACATTCGCTTGTCGATAATGTCCCCGGCCACCACATCAACGTCGGCGGTTTCGGTCGACTGGATCAGACACGCGGCCAGGACGATATCGCCAGCCGTGAGGGCTGGAAATACTGGATTCGATGCGTGTTCCGCTCCCTCGCGAATTGCGATCGCTCCGGCCGATGTAATCACCACAAGGTCGAACCGATCACCGACTCCAGAGTTCACGGAAAACGCGCCAGTATTGGCGGCGTCGACCTGGAATAATTCGCCGTTGATTTTTACAACTCCCTCGGCGACGGCGACCGTGTTATCCGGCGTCCCCTGGGCGGTAACTTCGAGATCGTCTCCAACCTCCCACACGCCGTCGCCGTGGATCGCTCGCTGGATAATCTCCCAGTCGACCGCGTCCGGCTGGGCCTGTGCGCCGTCGGCGACGTCCGCCTCGTTAGGTACTCCAAACGCCATCGCTTAAACCCTCTCCGCCGAAACCTCACCACTGGCCGATCCCTGGTCCCCGCCGAGTGTGGCCGAGGCGTTCGCCAGGGCGTCGACGAGCGCCTGGGCGTCCTCGGGCTCGAGCTCTGGATCGTCCAGAGCTGATAGGGCGGAGATCGCTTCCTGGATATTCGCCACTCCGGCGACGGCCTGGACGTCGGCCCGTTTCAGGTCGACATTATGTTTCGCCAGGAGAGCGTCCTGGACAGCTTCCGGAACCTCGTCGGAGTCGGCTTTCTCCCAGGTGGGTTTCGGCTCGCCTGGGACCAGTACTGGGCGAGTTACCAGGTCGTCTCCGAACAGGGCGTAATCGTGTCCCTCGTGTGTGATTTGCATAGTGGTTTTAAGCCTCCGGGTTTTTCGTGAGCTGGTAGGTGTACTGGACCTGATTTCCGGAGACGACCGACTGGCCCCCGGTTACGTTTCGATCCATCATTGTCGGCCCGGTCGTGTTGTTGAAAATTCCGTGTTCCTCGAAATCCTCGGTCGTGTCCGCCGTGATCGTAGCGACCGACTGATATATCGGGTCCGAGTCGGTTGGCGACCCAGCCACTCGAGAGATCGAGGTCGTGGCCACCAGGGCGGTTTCGGAGTTCGCCTCGGCGTTCGCCGACGTCCCGACCTCGTGGTGGTCGAAATCGTGATACTCGGAAGCTGCCACGAGCTCGGCGATTTCCTTAGAGACGAACGCTGTCGTAACTTTCGCTCCAGATAACCAGCCTAGATTCTCGACGAATCCGGCGGGAGCTGTCGGCCGTGGCTGGGTTGCTAGCCAGGCGTTCGCCACGTCGATTCCGGAGAGCCCGGCGATCTCGCCGTGGAGCTTGTGGAGTTTCGCCTGGTCCGGGTGTGAGAGGAACCAGGGATCGAGCGGAGCGTCGATTAACTCCGGGTGAAATGGATTCGCCCAGCCGGTATGGAAATGCTTTCCGTAGAGATTGCCATAGGTCGAGACGTGGAGATCGTGGCCGAGTGTGAGCTTGTACCAGAACGCCGGAAAGTCGTTCCACAGATTATCCCGAATGGCGGCGATTACGCGCTGTTGCCAGGGATTGAGATTCGGCGTCCGGAAGTCCGCTCCGGGCCTGTGGATTCCGTCGTCGGATTCCCGCCAGAGTTTACGATCGAGAAATACCTGGGGAACGCCCAGCTCGTCGAACGGGAGAGCGAGCCGTTCGCCTCCCTGGGTTGTGTATAGCCCCCGGCCGATCTGGACCTCTCGACGTTCGTCGGAGAGAGCTAGTCGGCGGAATGGGACGTTCGGGTGTCGGGCGGTTTTCATGTGTCCAGGGCCTTTCCTGTGGAAGCGAGTCCCGCACATGATACGCGAACCAGGCTGGAGATTCATTCCGACGGAATACCGAGGCCGGAAAAGATCATTACGAACTGCCGGCGTCGTGATGATCTTCGAAAACGATCGTGATTTATGGCGTGCGCTATAAATCGAGCTGGGATTCTGAACTGGAGAATAATTCGATTTGACGATCGCCCCCGTTATGTCGGGACATTTCACCCGGAGAGCATACCTGGAGTCGACGGACAGCTCGAGCTCGAGGGCCGGAGTTACTTAAGTAGCTCGGATTTCAGTTCCCCGACGCCTGGTTATGTTGATCCGATACCCAGGCGTCGAATTCACCAGGACGGCCAGCTCGTCGCCAGGCTTGCTGGAGCCGGGTCCGTTGTCGGGATTTTGCCGTGTAGCGATAGACGTCCTGGTAGCCCTCGTGGAGCTGGTCGACCGGGATTCTCATTAGTCGGAGATTCCACCTGGCCGGATTAACTTCCGAGTTAACTCGCCTCGAGGATCGAACGACGTAAGCGCGGAAGCTCCGGAGCGATACCGACCAGACCAGGAGCTCGTCGCCTGGTTCCGGAGCTGGTCCTCGATCGTTAGGATCGGCGTCGTAGTTGAGGCTGGAAATAGCGCCGAACATTACCGGCGAGCCGCCCGAGCTTCGGCCCGGCGCTCCTGGTTTATTAGCCTGGCGGCTTTCCTGGGCGGCGGTCCCTTCCGCGCCGCTCGAGCTCTCGCCTGGTTCGCTGTAACCAGGGCGTGGTCGTCGTGGCATAGGACCCGGAGATTCGCCTGGTGGTGTCGACAATCCTCTCCGGAGCGGTCGTCGCCTTTCATCGGGTCCAGGTGGTCGACTTCTGGTTTCGCCGTCGGCTCGCCACAGATCGCGCACGTCGGCCGACAGACGTCCAGGTAGTGGCGTCGATGTTCGAGCTCACACGCGGCATAAATGGCGATTAGCCTGGCGGTCCCCCAGTGGTGTTCCGTGTAATACGTCGATCCGAAAAAGTGTTCCGGACACCACTTACGAGCTCGGCCCTGGCGGAGATTCTGACAGCCGACATTCCAGCATGTTTTCCGTTTCCCCCTGGGCGCTCGAGGCTGTTTTACTGTGCATGTTTTCAGGATTGCCATTTATGGTCCGTCGCTATAATCCCAGCTGGGCTCTCTAGTTCAAATCTGCGGCCGATTGTCGACGTCGGAGCGATCGCTCGCTAATGTCCCGACATTAGAACCGGATCGGCGGTCCCTGGTGGCGACGTAAATACTCCGCTCCGTGGCGTCTCGGCCGGAGCATTCTATGTGGTCCAGAATCCATCATTGAAAGGACCAGGCCGTACAGGTGATCCGGGAGAGCGGCCAGGTTATTAAAGGTCCTCATCCTGTGGAACGGGAATTCGTGTCGGTCCGCTATTGCGATCGGGCCGTGTACGCCGTCGCGAATCAGCGGCCGACGTTTATCACCGCACACCAAACAGACCGGGCGGCGAGTCTCGATATCGAACAGACACGCCATATCGACGCCAGGACACCAGTTCAATCTCGACATTATGACGCCTCGTATTCGTGGAACCAGCGGCCATGAGTACACCGACAGACGCCCGGCTGGGCCTCGTCGTATAGCTCACACGTACACGACAAATCCCAGGGATTGTCGCACCCTCGTAATTCGACTGTGTTCGTGCTCATTTCCCGCCCCCGTCGTCGTAGGTCGTCGCTCCGAATACCCGTTTCCTGTGGGTAATCAGGGCGACGATCAGCTCGTCGATCGGACGGCCGGACTTGAATCGAAGCACGAACGCCGCCGGGAATCCCTTTAGCCGGACGTTTAGGTGGACCTGTGTCGGCTCGCCCTGGCCGTCCGGGAGCTCGTGGAATTCCCGGACCTCTACCTCGTCGAGTTCGTAGAATTCGACTCCGGCCAGATTGTCTACTTTCACCATTTCAAGAACTCCCGTTTCCCTGGTCGATTTCCGCCAGGATAAATACACTCGGCCGACCGCCCAGGCCGGTTACACGTTGTCCGCTTGGCTGGGGCCGACGGCTCGGAGAGAACGCCCTCTCGGCGCGAATGTTGAATCCATGCGTTACGAGGGTATTAAGCGCGAGGATCACGTTCGGCCACAGTGGACCGCCCTCGACCACATCCTGGGTTTTCACCAGGACCCAGCGACTCGAGAGGCGACAAGCCTCGGCGATCCCTCCGACCAGGAGCTCTCGGACCTGGTGGACGTTTTGGGGAGCTCCGGCCTGGTGTCGTTCCGCGCCATATCGAGCCATCCCTGGAGTCCCGTCGCTCGGTCGCCCGGCGGCTGTAAACGGCGGATCGAATACGACCAGCTCGAACGCCTCGGACGGCCAGTACGTCGCCCGGAAATCCTGCTGGAATTCAGCTCGGCCGGAATACAGGTCGTTCGCCGTCAGGTGTTCCGGCCGCTTCGTATTCCAGAACACACCCTGGCCGAACGTGAGGTCGAGAACGTGGCCGGGATTACCCAGGGCGTCCAGGAGCTCGGCGACTACCTCTCCCGAGTTGTGGTGGTGGCGAATCCCGGAGCTCCAGTACTCCAGGTCCGATGCTTTTACCATCACGAGCGAGCCCGTCGGTCGGCTCGGTCGGCTTTGGCGGTCCCAGGCCTCGGCGGGATAGCGCGATCGGCTGGACGGCGCTCCGCTGGCCAGGTCGACATACAGACGAAACCTTTCTCCAGGCCGTCGAATGGACCGAACAGGATGTAAGTAACCAGGCGGAGAACGGACTGGCCCGTGTATGTCTCGCCCGTCGGGTCCCACTCCTGGAGCTCGAGGACGTCGCCGACCTGGAAATTTCGATCGTTACGTCGGAGCTCGAAGTTTTTCGAGGCCTGTTGTATCGCCTGGAAATACATCGGCCAGGTTTTGAGCTGGTGCGTGGTGGACATAGATAGAGCTCCCGCCGGAGTGGTGGTGGTGGTGAGAGTGAGCGATCCCCGGCCTGGTGAGTATAGCCGACGAGCTGGTGGCGTAGACTTCGGGCGTCCTGGTGGCCTCGCGACAACAACACAAATCAAATCCTCGAGGCCACCTGGACGACCACCACACAATCTCGCTGCAGGTATCAAATATGACCGAATCGAACATGAATAACACCGACAATCGAAGCGCCCAGGATCACCATGTTTCCCGCTTATTCCAGTCGCTCCACATGGACACAATCGACGCCGTAATCGACGCCGACCGAGCCCAGGGAGAGGGACGCCTGGGAACCCTGATCCGGTTCATCCCGAGGATTATCTGGTGGACCGCCTGGGGATACCGGAACGCCCGGAAGCTCCGAGCGATCCTGGTCCAGCTCGAGCCGATGGCGAGAGAGGCTTTCGAGGATATGGAAGGGCGTCGGGTCGCCCAGCTCGGAGCCGTGTCGATCGCTCGAGAGTTCGTCCAGGTGGCCCAGATGATCCACCGCCAGGACTACAAACTCCCAGGGAGAGAGAGCATTACGACCGCGCTGGAGCTGGAGCGACGTCTCGAGACAGTCCTGGCGAATATGCCGCCGCTCCTGGAGACGCCCTCGAGCTCGGGTGTACGGAAGCGTATCGAGGCGACGATCCTGGACCTCTCACTCGTAAAAGATTAGATCAACTCAAGATCCGATCGAGCTTATCTTTTCGGAGCTCTCCAGTTCAAAAGATCGACGCGACTCGGGATCCTCTGTTATCTCGTGGATTCGTTAGACGAATAACCGGGCGATCACCGCTCCGCCGCCGACGGTCCCAGCGATCCCGACGAACCAGGAGAGAGCTCGCGCCCAGGTGTGGGCCGTTATCGCCAGGTCCCGAACACTCGAGAGCTCCGACTCGACGCGTTTCTCCAGGGCCTCGAACTTCTGGTAGACGTCGGACCGGCCCTGGCGGGACTCCTGGAGCTGGGTAGCCTGGGCTCGGGCCATATCTCGGAGCTGGTGGATTAGCCCGGACTCGCCGTCGTACCCGTTGAGCGCCGTCGCTATCCTGGCGACGTCGATCGAGAGCTGGGCCAGGGAGTCGGTCCCGTTGCCGTTGTTGTCGTTATCTGCCATTCGATATGTGCGCCTCGTGGTGTGCGGTTTGAGCCCTCAAATTATCGCCATAGGCTATCCAGTTTTCGAAACTGATGTTCGCCCAGTCGGCGATCGAGGGAAATACGCTGGCCGCTTCGACCAGGGAGACATAAGCGACCGACAACGCGATCCCGGCGTATATCTTCGGCCCGGCGACGTCGACGAATTTCAAGTATGCCGGGCTAACGAGCTCCCGCCAGGACCAGGACGCGAACGGCCTAATCGCCGTCCTCGTGTGGTGGAGTGAATAGACAGACCAGGACGCCGTAAATGTTCGCCCGTTGGCAAGAATCTTTAATAGCGTCCCAGATTTGTTCCGGAGTGAGCTCGCCGCCCGGGTGAGCGTGAGGCGTAGCCGTGGGGACTGGAGTAGGCGGCGGAGCTGGAGTCGCTGTCGGAGCTGGAGTAGCTGTCGGAACCACTGTGGCGGTCGGTACTGGGAGCTCAATAAACAACACCTCGCCGTCGTGGCCGAAAAGCTCGTTCGCCGACGCCGTATTACAGGCGGTCAATATCAGCGAGACGAGCAGAACGGCCAGGACTAGAACGGCGGAGCTATGGACTCTCGTCGTCGGATTTGGATTCGTCATTCCCGGAGTTTACTTCGTCGCCGGGCGGCTCGTCTGTCGTCAACGTCTCCAGGTGGTCCAGGATCGGCCCGGCCTGGAGAACTAACGGCCGACCGCCCAGGGCGTCCTCGGCGATTGTGGCGTTCAACATGAATAACTCCGCCTGGGACCTGGCGAGCTGGAGCCAGGCGTCGTCCAGCTCGAGATATACCGGCGGATTCCCGGCGTCGGATTCGTCGTCCCAGGCCTCGATAACGTCGAGTACTTTCCCCAGGGTCCGGGCATTGGCCAATGTGTTCGACTCTCGAGGGAGTGGCCAGTCGACGGCGTTACGGAATAGCCCTCGTGTGGTGAGTTCGATCGGATTCCCGTCCGGGTCGGCGACAATAATCGGGAGCGACTTCCGGCCCTCGAGCTGGGCCTCGATAACGTATTTCAAGTGTCCTCGTTTCCGGGCCTTTCGAAGATCACGAGCTAGCGATCGGCGTCTGGTCCGTTGTGGTGATTGCGACACCCTGGATTATTCCAGGGTGATTCCAGCGCCTCGAGCTGGGAACGATCCGGCGGCCTGGAGTACGCCGTATAGAAGGTCCTTAATCCAGTCGTGGAGCGTGGTCGTTAGGTCCGGAGCCGTCTCGGCCATCTGTGCGGTTATGTCGTGAGTCTCGACGCGTTTCTCCAGGACTACAAATTCGCCGGAGTCGTTACTCCCGAACTCCAGGTAACAGCGCGCCTGGGCGCTGGTTACTTTCCCGTCGTCGTCCCTATCCATCAGGACGTCGAAATTTGCGATCCGCCATTCGTCGACTTCCCTGGCGTCGATCGGACGGCCGTCCGTAGCTTTTACTGGCATAATCGCCAATCCTTTCGGGCCGTTAGGCCGCTTGTTTTAGTCCCTCGAGCTCGCGCTCCAGGTCCTTTATCCGGCGCTCGTGGTCGAATAAGAATAGATAAACCTGTTCCATGTGCAGGAGTACAGAATCGGCCCTCTCGAATATGCCCACACCCTCGACCGAGCTCCCCAGGTGAGGGAGCCGGAGCTCGCGCCTGGCGTAGAGCTCGACGTCGACCAGTGTTCCCAGGCCACCAGCGGCCAGGTAGGCCCGAGCGCCGTCGTTCAGTATGAATTTTTCGATGTTCCCGGTAAACGCGAACTCGAACACGTAGTCCGGATTCGTGTAAGCGCTGTTGTTTTTGTAGATATCGGCGGAGACGTTGATCGTCCCGGTCCCTTTGGTGTTCCCGGTCGGGAGATTTCCGACCGTGATCCCGCCGGTTCGGACCCATAGAGCGCCCATGTTATTCGTAGCAGCTCCGCCACCGTCCGAACTCTCCGCTCCGATCCGGACCGTGGCCAGGTGGTTAAGTGTTCGAGTACTCGAGACAGTGGTCGGCGCGTCGATATTTAGAGAGTACTGGCCATCGGTCGTTCCGGCGGTTGTATATGTAACGATCGAGCCCTGGACGTATAGAGACTGGACAATTCCAAACGACGCCGAGGGCGTAGCGGTTATGTAGAACGTCGATCCAGGATTAGCCGATGCTGTCGCTCCGAGGTTAGCGCGCCCGGAGACTGGTTTATTTATGTCAAATCCAGCCGCGTCGCCAGCCGCGACAGTGATCGAGGCGTGGATAGATTTATCCGCATGAATTCCACCAGCGACGTCGATAGCTCCGGTCCCCGAGCTGGCCTCGGTTGTGTTACTCACCACGAATTTATAATCCGCTGATATCGAAACCGTATCCAGGAGCGCCTCGATATTTATAGCCTCGGACCAGGAGCCGTCCCGGAGTACTCGGAACTCGATCGACCCATCCTCGGAGCTCGCCGTATTTGTTCGAATTCTCATCCGGATTTCGGCGTAAGTAGTAACAGCCGCGGCGGAGTTATTCGCTCCGAACGCCAGCGCTACTCGGTTCCCCTGGGTACTCGTCGAGCGATAGAGCCGGGCCAGTGTTTCGTCCGACGAGAACACCTGAAAATCATAGTCCCAGTTAGTGACAGCGGCCCCGATATTCGTTCCGACTTTTACCGATCCGTCTGTGTGCCAGGTGGTGAGGGATTTCGAGTGATCCAGGACCAGGTAATCCTCTTGTGGGATTAACGACCAGGTGTTCGAGTCGGTCGTGTTCTCGATCCGGTAGGCCGTCGATCCTCGGCCTGTTTGGACGTGGATTCGATCGCCCGCGTATATTTTTTTAGCTACGGCCACACCACCAGTAACCAGGAGAGCTCCAGCCGTCGAGCTCGTGGCGTCAGTCGTTAGCGGGAATTCGATATCCGTCGCCCGGATGTGGACCATTATTCCGAGCGACCCGCCAGAATCAGCGACGGCGAACTCGATTTTCCCTGGGACCTGGCCAGCCGCGACGGACCCGTTCGCCTTAAATTTGATCTCGGCGGCGAGAGTCGCGTAATCCGTCCCGTCGTCGGCGTAGACGCGAATCGAGCCCAGGGTTTCGGTCGAACTAACAGCCGTAAACGATCCAGGAGTAGCGTTCGCCGATTTCAGGAATCGAACCTGTGGATGATTCCCGGCTCCGGTATTGAAACCGGCCACACTGAACACGTAGGAAACAGTATCCACACCGACGACCTGGTTCAACAGGCCCGCGGTTCCGCCAGCCGCTACCGCTACCGCTACGCCAGCGAGTACACCACCACCAGAACCGAGGACCAGGTTTTTCGCTCCCTGGCCCGCGACGCCGGAATGGATGTGGTCCTGGAGTTCGATCTGGTTATCGCGAACGGCGACACCCCAGCTCGCCTGGATCACAGCGCCGGTTATTGGAATGATCGGAAGTCCCCAGGCCATAGCTACTTAAGTCCTTTCAAGAGGTTTTCGACCTGGATATCGGCGAGTGTTTCGCCAGGAGCGAGAGCTCGTTTCGATACGTCGTTCCGCTTTCTGAGCTCGACGGCGATCGCTTCGAAATCCGGCGGGAGTATCACGCGAATATATTTCCCGTCGTAATCGGCGTTCCAGGTGTCCGGGTCTAAATAGAGCATGAAATCCGCCCAGACCAGGGAGTGGTCCCTGGACTGATTCGATTCGACGACGATCCAGTTCTGTCGAACGTGGGCGACCAGCTCCAGCTCCGACGCCGGGACGATATTCTCCGGGTCCCTGGGATCGAGGATTTCGACGCCGGATTTATAGGCGGCGACAGACAGTGGTCCACGGACACCAGGTCGGCCGATTGTGAAATCGACGTAACTCGCGCCGAATGTTCGCTCGCCGTACAGCGGCCCGATCGCTTCGAATGCCATATCTAAAATCCCCACAGTGAGACGTCCCAGGTAGCCGTCCCCCATACGCCGAATAGGTTTCCGGCCGTCGCTTGTTCACATCTTAGACGTCGCCTGTGCTCGCCCTGGGAGATTCGGTCCTCGATTTCCAGGACCCACCCCTCGATCGAGCCGCCGTCTAGGCTCGGGTGATCCACCTGGATTCGATTATCGAGCTCCAGGGAGAGGGCGGCGACCAGGCTCGTCGCGTCGAAGTTCCGGACCTCGATCGAGAATTTCGGTCGGCCGGATTGATAGAACGACACGATCGCGTTACAGAAATCCTGGGCCGTCGCCAGCGGTATCTCCTGGATTACCTCGAGGTCGTATGTTTTCGGCTCGGTCGGAGCTGGGGCCAGGGTGTTTCGAATCTCGGTTTCGGAATCGACGGACACCAGGTCGGCTCGCATTCCGAGAGTGTCGAACGTACACCCGGCCGCGGTCGCCGTGAGGGTGATCGTCGCCGAGGCTCCGGACGTTCGGTCCAGGACGACAGACGTAAGAGCTCCGGCGGTTATGTTGTAGTCGGTCACGTTCACCGGAGCGATCGCCGTCTGGAATGGATTCCCGTCCGCGTCCCTGGCGACGAACGATATCGCCTCGTTAGCCGAGAGAACGACCGTCTCGCCCAGGGTCCAGATCGTGGAGCTGGATTTAGCGCTCCGGCGCCGGACGGTTATCACGCATTCGTTAAAGACCTCTCGCTGGGAGTCGGTTAGCAGGCCCTCGGGAGCGGCGTAAAACGGACTCGTCAACTGTTGGAATGTTTCCTGGACCGTGTTCGACGTCGTGGCGGTTAAGAGCTTGTGTCGATTGTCGAAAATAAACTGGCCGTCGGCGTTGTCGCGAATGTGTGCGCCAGGTCCCTCGGATACGGTCAACTTCCGGAGCGCTTCGAACGCGTCCTCGTCGTCCAGCCACCACCAGTCGAGGGTCGTTAGCCCAGTATCGAGATCGCGGTCCCCGGCTGGCCACCCCATAGCGTCCAGGATGTGGGTTATTGCCTCGTCGGTCCTGATATTGGAATAGAGCTGGGTCGATATCTTGTTTCCGACGAACTTATTCAGTCCGCCCAGGGACGTAAAATCGGCCCGAGGGTCCCACTCTGCCGGGTCCTGGAGAGGTTGCTCCAGGAAACCTCGGAATAGGTCGTAGGTAATCGAGTTATAGACACACCTGGCGCGGATCGGGAGCCCTTTAGAGACGGCTCCGCCTGGGTCATACGTCCCGGCTCGATTGTTTAGCTGGAGTTTCATAGTCGAAGCGGCGAGCGGCGACGTAATCCGGACCAGCTCGAGGCCTCGGGTTATCACGACGCCAGGCGAGAGAGCGAATATGTCGCCGTGAATATCGAGCGCCCAGGAGTCGTCCTCGGCCGTGTCGATATCTATGTCGTAAACAGGTAATTCGGTCATTAGGCCGTAATCCTCGCGATGCTTCCGGTCTGTTCGAGCTCGACCAGGGCTCCCAACATCTCGCGCTTAAGGTCCGCTGGCGTCCCGACGAAGTTTCCGAAATGGAAATGGACCTCGAGGACCGGGCGACCACCACTCGAACCGAACGATCCGCCTGGCGTTCGGATTTGCTCGCCACCGTGGACGACCGCTAGGACCGGCTGGCCGATCATTCCAGGGACAGTTCCACCGCCAGCGAAGCTCGGGAGCTGCGGAATTTTCGGAATATCCGGGATTCCGAAGTTCTGGCCACCGATTCCAGGGACCCAGCTCGGAACCGAGAAATCAGGGATCGAATTCAGGGCGTCGATCACCAGGTTAGCCACGGTCCGGAATCCCTCGAACGCCATTCGATATGGGAACGTAATAACTTTGGCCACTGTTTTCGCCAGGGCGACTAGCCGATCCGGGATTTTCTGGAAATAACCGACGATTTTATCGACCACTCCACGGACGAAAGTCTGGACTCCGCCGAATGCCGAGATCGCTCCGGCTTTGATTTTGTCCCAGTTCTTAACCAGGAGTACTCCGGCGGTTACGACACCAGCGATCGCCAGGACGATTAGACCGATCGGGCCTGTAACGGCGAGCCAGGCGACTCGAGCGGCGGTCCCCAGGGCCGCGAACGATATGGCGGACGACGCATTCGCTATCGTGATCGCCTTAATCCCGAGGCTGGCGACTTTCATCGCCGGACCTGCCGCCATCAGGAGCGGAGCGAACTCGGCGGCGGTTTTGATTACTCCGCCATACGAGTTAGTCAGTTCCTTTATTTGGTGTTGGAATTTCTGGAGCGGAGTAAAACTGTCGGCGTGGATATCGGCGTTCCGCTGGATTACTCCGGAGCTCTCCTGGACTTTCGCCGTGTACTCGCCGAGCTGTTCCTCGGTTAGTCCCAGTGTTTCCAGGAGCTTTCCGAGCTCGCCGTCTGCCGTAGCTGCCGCCGCCGCGAATTCCGCTTTCGCCGCTTTCCCTACTAGGCCGAGCTCGGATTCCATAAGGCCCAGGAGTCCGGCGGTCTGGTCGATCGAGAGGCCCATAGCTTTAAGGTCGAATGCGCCTTTCTCGATAAATCCGAGGAAGTCCTTAACGTCGATCGACGTGTTCTCGGTAATGAATCCGAACGCCGCCATCGCGTCGGTCGTGTTCGTGGCGTCGATCCCGACGGCCTTTAATGCTCCCGTTGCTTTCGCTAGCTCGGTCGAGGCGAGTCCAGTAGCATCGCCGACCGTATCCCAGAAGTTCGCATATTCGGCCAGGGCCTCGGTCCCTCGAATGCCCTGTTTGTGGGCGAGCTCCAGGAGCCCGGTTACGTCCTCGAGCGGGAATGTCACGTTCGAAAGTGAGTTCGTGAAATCCCGCATTTCCTTACTCGAGAGCCCGGTCTGAGCCGACAGCCTGGCGATCGCTTTTTCCTGTTCTGCGGTCCCCCTGGCCAGCGCTTCGATACCAGCGGCGGCTCCGCCCAGGGCCAGGGTCGCACCTTTCCAATGCTTCCCCGCCATCTCCCCAGCTTTGGCCGTCGACTTCCCGACTTTCGCCATTGTTTTCGACGCCTTATCGGTCGCCTTTACGAGTATGTCGAGTTGTGCCATTTATCCCTTACTCCCAGCGGCTATCGCTGCTACTTTCGCCCTGGCCGCTTCCTCGGCCCGGACCTCACTCTCGGCCGACATAGCGATCTCGGCCTGTTGGCGAAGTTTCGCCGGTAAGGCCTCGAGCTCCCAGTACCCGATCCGGAGCCATTTCATCAGCGGGATCGTGTTCCCTAATTCTTCTGGCCAGCGTCCTCGGGTCCGACTGTCGTAGAACCGTCGGAGCTGGCCCCGGAGTTTTTTACTTCGTCCGGATCGTATGCGTTATCTCGAACGATCGAGACGAATAGGAAGTTCGACGTATAGGCGTCCAGGTTCCCTATGTTCTCGGCGTTTAATTCATCCTCATACGACCATTTCTCGAGCGCTTCGACGAGGATGTAATTCATCGACTCCGACGTGGAGCCATCCCCGAGGTCCTTGGCTTTCAAGAGAACCGCGTTCGTTATCGGCTTAACCCAGAATTCGACCCCTTCCTCTCGTGGATGCTTGAGTGGTGTCGATTCTGTTTTGGTGGTGATTACTGCCATTTCGTCCCCTGCTGTTTTGTGGTGAATTCATTCCGTCGGAATGATTAGCCGAAGCTCGCCAGGTCGTTTATTACGACGACCTCGATATCCTTGGCCGATACTGAATCGTACGCGCTCTCCAGGTGGAGATTTACGATCTGGTTCCCGTCCCTATCTCCGCCGCGATCCTGGAGAGAGTCGTCGGCGTGGTAGTAACAGCCGTCCAGGCGGACCGTGTAGACACCGCCACCGACGACAGCTCCAGTTATTTCGAGCCGGACGAACCGTTTCGAGCGGCTGGTTTTATCGGTCGCCTCGTCTAACGCCAGGCCGCCGGTCGCTGGGTCGACTGCTATCTCCACAGCTAGGTCGACCATGCGTTTATCGTACTTGTAGGCGGAGAAATCCAGCGCGGATCGGTTGTCCAGGAAATACTCGGCCGTTAGACCAGTCTGGAGTCCCCAGTCGAAACCGTAGACCTGGCCGGTTATCTGTGTGTTCCCCAGGTTGGCCCAGGAGTCGTCCATGTAGAGCGCCCAGCGTAGATTCCCGATGTACTCGTTAGACGGGAGCCCGAGGGACGTTAGCGTGGTACTGGACGGCTTTCGCCCGACCATTTCGGCGACGATCTGAGGGAGAGCGTCGATCCCGCCCTGGATATTAAGCGCAGTCGTGAAACAGTACGCCATTTCCCGCATTATCCGATTAGGACTCGCCGCGAAATCGGACTCCGCATATTCGACCGTAAACGTATCCGGGATCGGGTCGGCTGTTGGAGCTGGATCGAACGTCCAGGTCTTATCGGCCGCGCCACCGACGCCAGATATTCCACCCTTAATTCCAGACATTAGGAATAGGAGAATCTGCTGGAAATCCAGGTCGTTCGTTATCGAGATTACGGAACCGTTCCGAGTATTCGTCGGAGCGATCGCCGTCCTGGAGAGGAGCCCGGCCATCTGGTCCGCGTGGGCCTCGGAGACGTCCTCGTAAGCTATCGAGGCGTCCTTAGTCACAATCCGACGAGCTGCCGCTACTGCGGTCCCCCTGGTGGACTCCACTCCGACGGCGAGCTGGGTCGCCGCCTTAATTGCGTTGGTCATAACTTAAGCTCCCGCTCGTTTTCGCTTCGGCGCTGTCGCCTCGACGGTTTTATATAGGTCCGACTCCCGGACCGCTTCCTGGTTCGACTCCGACAGCGCGGCGAATGCCTTGGCGTCGAGGTCCTGGGCCGGGACTCCTGGTAGGAACACCCCGTCGCCCTGGTAGGTAAATGAATCGCTCATGCGAATATCGTTCCTTCCTTCAGTTCTACGATTTGAATAACGTCGAATCCCTGGAATGGGATATTCCCGACTCGGATCGTCGCCAGGGTCGGACTCCCGCCCTGGAAATCGTGCCGAGTAACAGTTCCGCCCAGGTCGATATCGGTATTCAGGGCGTCCATGTATTCGTCGAGCATAGCCCCAGCGACGTCGAGGGCGATCGCTCGATCGGCGTCCCGGAATAAATACTGGGTGTGAATCGTCCAGGTCTGGATTAACAGGTTCACACCGCGTTCGATCGGAGCGAGTGTTACCTCGTTTTGAAACCAGGAATTATCGGCGTCCGCCTGGATTGCTTCCGGGACGAATTTATACGCCGCCACGACCTCGACCTCCTGGGGCTCGTCGATCGTTAGCGCTTTCTGGATTGTGATTAGGTGATCGAGTACGGCTCGAATCGTTTTCGCTGGCATCCTGGATTATTTCCTATCGAATTCGACTTCGATTTTATGTCCCATTTTCTTAAGCCATCCTGGGATCGAGCGCTCCAGGCCCTCGATCGTCCGTTTCCGGAAAAACCGACCTTTCGATCCACGTTCGGAGATCGCTCGAGAGATAGCGAACGTGTCCTGGGGATCGAATGCGTAGCGCATAACAGCCTCGGGCGGCGGACCTGTTGCTCCAGGAGTTCGACCGACCTCGAGGACGTTCGATAGAGCTGGACCTAAGTTCGATCGGACGGCGGCTGTTGTGGCCAGTACGTCGGACTTGAACGCCGACCGATGGCGCGGCCCGGCTAACTTCTGGACGTTCGTTAGGGCGTATCCGATGGCTGTCGTTAGGAGCTCGCGCTGGGGCTCGGCGATCAAGTCTCGCCAGGGTGTGGTTAAGAATTTGAGGCCTTTCGAGGCTTTCACAGTTACCGAGATCATTTAGTAAACCGGCTTTTCGAATGAGGTCGCGAGGTTCCAGATTATCTGCTGGGCGACGGGTGACTGTTGGACGACGCCGTTCATATCTTCCGGGACCGTAACGGTCGCCCTGGGAGTCTCGAGGCGGAGAATGCCAGTTAGCTCGATACAAGCTCTCTCGATCGGCCCTGGGACGGACGGCCAGCCATATTTCGCCGTTATCTCGACTCGGGCTCCCTGTTGGAGCGGACCGATATCGCCCCAGGGTGTCCAGCGGATCGCGTCGTAGGGTTTCGACGTCGGTCCGAGGGTAGCGTTCCTGGGGAGTAGTTCGTAATCAGTCGAGGCGGCGGTTACTACGCTCGAGTCCGTGAAATTCCCGACGATCGACTGGTCGACCTTGATCGAGGTTATCGAAACCAGATCGTCGACGTCGAGGATTCGCTGGCCACCTGGGCCGACGTGGCCACGAGCTCCGACCTCAAATATCCGAGCGACGGCGGACGTGTCCTGGGCAAATCCCGCCAGGCGGCGGAGTCTCACATCCAGGAAGCGGGAGACGATTCCCAGGTCGATCAAAATTCGAGGATCGTCGCCTGGGTCGGACTTCTTAATCGCTTTCCGATAGTTGGCGGCGGTCGCGTAAGCGCTATCTATGGCCATAATCAAACCTCGCAGAGTAGGCGGTAAATCTGTCGACCTCTCGCCATTATTACACGGCCCAGGGCCGGAGCCCTGGGCCTATTTCATTCCGTCGGAATACTTCGAGCTCGCTTAATCGCGGTCTCGAGGCGTTTGGTCCGTGCCGGATTCGGAACCCTCGGACCCCTCGGAGCCGGATTCCGCGCCGGTTTCCGAGGTACTGGTTCCGTCTGCTTTCGCTCGGATTTCACTTATCAGAACCTCCCGGTCCAGGCCCTCGTCGCCGATCAGTCCGGATATGTCGATCCCGGATAGGGCCGCTTTCGCTATTAGTTGTTCGTTCTCTAAATCCTCGAGCTCGGTCGGATCGAGAGGGTCCTCGATTAGAGCCATAGCGGTCGGGCTCGCGAGGATCAATTTCCGGAGCGTCCCGATAACGGCGCGGGTGTTGTATTCAACACTGGCGGCGTCGAGGATTCCTTTCAGTTCGTCGCGATCCTGGATCGTTTCCAGGAACGCCATTTTCCGATCGAACGGAGTGTCGGGCATCTGGAGATTGTCGATATCTACTGGAGCCGCGACGTCGACGACAGTCCCGCCCTCCAGGAGTGCTGTCGCCAGGTCGTCGGGAATGTCGGCCTCGGTCCCGCCGACCCATGTTCCGGCCGGTCCAGCGTAGGTTCGAATAAATCGTACTCTCGTCATAAATCCCCCCTCGAGGGTGTTGGTGGTGAATAGTTCGCCGTCGCATAGCTTACGCGAAATCGGTCGCCCAGGAGAAACACCCCCAGGCGACCGATTCGATTTACTTACTCGCTGGACCTTACGATCCGACGACCCTAGTTAGGGAGAGCATTCCCGTTCCGGCTGGTGATGCCTCGGGACCTTTCCGGCCGTTCGTCTGGACGTACATAGCACCACCGACCACCGCGTCCGCCGTGGCGCGGTCGACGTGGATTCGCCCGTAGCGCTTGCGGAGCTTGTGGACGGTAATCGCTACCGTCTTTTCGTCGTCGTCGTCCGCCACAGTGACAGACGTTCCGGCGATCGTGGCCGCGTCCGAAAGGTTGGACGCGTCGCCGTCCTGGAGTAGAACTCCCTGGACTCCGGTAACAGTGATAACGCCGAAGTTACATAGAACGAGAACGTCCTTGTAATTCTGGGCGTCCCAGATCGCGCCCTCGATATCGGCCGTGTCGGCCGCTCCTGCCAGGTGAGTAATCGCCTGGGTTATTAGCATGTTTTCGTTTAGGTTCACACCCGAACTCGATTCTATTTAGCGACGGCGAGCCCAGGTCAATTCCTGGACTCCCGTCGCGCGGTTTCTCGCACTAGCCGTCGATTAAGAAGCGGCTAACTGTACGCGGGCGAATGCTTCCTCGAGGACTGGCATTCCGTCCGTTTCTTTTCTCACAATGTAGCCGACCTGGTTCGTCAGGGCGTAGAGCTCCTGGAGTACCTGGATTTGCACCTGGAGAGAATCAGCGATCCAGTAGTTCGAGATATCTCCAAAGATTCCGACGTAGGCCGAGACGGCTATCGTGTCCGGCGCGTACTCGGACATATCCACAGGATTCGCCAGGAGTCGAGGCTGCTCGGTTTCCTTTACGTTTTCCTCCCAGATAAATTTCCCGTTATCGTCCTGTTCGAGAGCCAGCAACAGGGCGACGGTTCGATGGAAAATCCACCGGGACCGAGGCCAGTACTGGACCTTAACGGAGTACTTGGCGCGCTTGAGTCCGATAAACGTCGGAGCCGTGGTGGTGTTGCCGGTAATCATATCTCGAGCGGTCGAGATTCCATCGGGCGACGCCACGAACATTCCGAGCGGCTGTTCCACTCCGGAGCCGTTCATAAATGCGTTTTCTTCCGTGATCCCGACAACATATTTCAGCTCGTTTCGAACGATCTGGTCGATCGGGAGAGCGGCCGAGCGGAGTAGCTTATTCGACACCTTGACCAGCTTCGAAAGTGGGTGAGGCTCGAGCTCGCGTTTACCGAATGGCGTAGTCGTGTCGGCCGGAGCCGCTTCGATCTCCGCCGTCCAGGCTGGATTCGAGAACCGGGAGTCCATAGACGGACGGCCGATCGAATCGCCGGAATTGAGACGAGTAACGGTCGCATGTTGTCGAACGAACACCGCGTCGTCCACGAGCTTAAGTAGTGAGGCCGTGAACTGTTGCGGAGCTACCAGGTAGCCGCCGCCGATATCGGTCGTGTTATCGAGCGCTCGCTGGATATGCGGACCGTGTTCGGCGTGGACCATAGCTCGGGAAGCTCCGGCGAGTAATGCGTATCGGAACGCTTTCTCGTAATCCGGATCGGCTGGTTTCGCAAACTGGCCGAATGTCATCTGGACGTCTCGGCTAATTCGCTCGCCTCGGCCGTCGATTGTCTCGCCGGACGACAGTCGATCGTCGCGATCCTCGAGATATTCCATCTCTCGATTGATCTTGTCGGTTAGACGTGAGTCGCTAGCTTCCGATCGTAGGTCCTGGGACTCTCCGAGCCATAGGCGCGCCTGGCGGCGTTCCTCGTCGGTAAATGTAGTAACCCCGGTTTTATCGTCTCGAGTACCCAGCGATCGGGCCTCGGTTACAGCGTGGAGACGCTGTTCAGCGATCGAGAGTGTGGTCTGTGCGCCTGGGACGTGGCCCGCGCGCTGGAGCTTGGCGATCTCCGCTCGACGTTCCTCTCGGTTCATCTTCTTTTCGGTAACGGTTCCAGCGGCTCCGCCCTCGGTAGGGATAGCCGCAAACATGGCCAGGGCCATAAGTAGGAATACCTGGTGGAGCCATCTCATAGTCGATTTTCGCATCGAATAATTCTCCGTAAATGCGCCGGAGAGGTCCACGCGAAAGGGCGCGAGCTCCACGACGCCAATTAGTAATAACTGGCCTCGCAGTTCCCGCGCCCTACTGGATCGCTTGACTACGTTCGTCGGTTGGCGTCGGCCCAGCTGGGCGTCGGCGGCTCCGATCAGGTCCCGTACAGATTACCTAATCCGCGGCCTGGTCGTCCACTTCCTCGTCGTCCTCGTCGAGCTCGATCTCGTTATCCGGATCGGCGTCGGCCTCGATTTCCGCCGTGATTCGATCGACCTCGGCGAGAGCTTCCTCGAGTTCGATCTCCAGCTCGGTCGCCAGGTCCTGGTCGGCCGCTTCCTGGGCCTCGACCTCGGCGGCGGCGAGCTCGTCGTCGGTTAGCTCGTCGTCGTCCTGGTCCTCGTCGGTTTCGACTTCCGGATCAGCGACAGCGGCTCCCCCGTCGTCCCGGAGTGAGCGCTTTAGATTCCGGGCCTGGATATCCGTCTCCAGGTAGGCGGGATATGTCACCGGGGAGACGTCGAACAGCTCGGCCTCTCGGACCGTAGCGATCGAATCCTCGCCGTCGATGTGTTCCCACTCGACCACTTTCGGAATGAAGTTAAAAGACATCTGATTAACGTCGCCACGGCGGATCGCGTCGAGCCACCAGTCGCCCTGGGGACCCTCGGGCATTTCCCACTCGCTCCGGAGCCCGGTCGAGTCCTCGGAGAGCTTTAGAGTTCCCTCCCCAGCTTTCGACCTGGCCATTATTAGGCTCGGGTCGTGATTCCAGAGGGCTCGAACGTCGTCCTCTTTAATCGCCCTGGTAAACGCGCCCTTCTCGATCTTCTCTCGGAATCCGCCGAGCGGTTCGGAGAGGGTGTCCCAGATCGCGGCGTGGCCAGTAACAGTCCTGGACTCGCCCTCGGCCTCGGCCCGTAGGTTCGCCGTAAATGTCATTCGTCGGTCTGTTTTTTGTGGTGTCGATCGCATTTTTTTACCTCGAAAAGATTAGTTAGTTCAGATCCGTTTATGATCTGATCTTTTTACCCTGGCGTTACCGAACAATCGCATCCCTCATGGAGCGGCGGAGTAAGGACGTTCCGGGTCGGAGTGATGTTCGTCCCGTCCGGATTCTCGACCGACTCGCCAGCCTGGACGAACGCCTCGCGCTCGATCCCGACCACGGCCCCGTCCAACTCGTCGCACATCGGGCAATTATCCCCGACGGTCCGCCACACTAGCTCGGTTATACCGGCGGCGACCCAGGCCTGTTTCGCTATCGTGGCCCCAGCCTGGACGGTTTCCCGCCTGGACATTTTGCCAGCTTTCGTCTCGGACCATTGGGAGAGCCTGGTTTCCACGGCGTCGATAACGTCGTCGTCCGGAGTCTCGGTTACGATCTTCCGGAGCTGGCCCTCGGAGCTCACAGCGGCCCGGACGCCGATCGTCCTGGCCAGGTCGCGAGCTAATTCCTCTCCCTCGGAGCCCATTTCCGGATCGCTTCCGACTTCCTCGGCCGCATCGGCCCACACGGCCGCGGCGTAGGACTCGACGACGGGTCCGATTGCTCGCTCCGTATATGTCGAATGCTTCCGGTAAAAATCCCCGATCTCGACCAGGAATCCAGTAACCGATCCGCCGTCGTTGAGCTGTTTCCTAGCGATACTGGCGACGCGATCCGTCTCCCTGGTTACAGTCCGACCGATAGCGTCCTCGAATGTGGCCACGAACCGGCGCTGGAGCCGATGGCGTCCCTTTACGGACCGTTGGAGAGCTCCTGGAGTGGCGATCTTCCGAGCGCCTGGTTCCGGGAGCGCTCGCTGGCCCAGGCGATCGCCCAGCCACCGACGGCCCTCGACAGTGATCGTTCGAACGCCCTCGTCGGTCGATTCGTCCAGCTCGGTTAGTTGCTGGGCGTTGGCCATGTTCAGCGGGACCCAGTAGACCTGGCCCTGGCCGTCCGGGAGTGGATTCATATTCTCCCGAGCTCGTATTTCGTCGGCGTTCATCCAGCCGCCCATACGCGCCACGTTGTAGGCGGCGAATCGGGCGGTCGTGTTGCCTCGGAGTAGCCCGTCGATCAAGAATTCGACATAGATACGGCGACGGTCTGGAGCGGGAACCAGGTCGTAATTTAGGACCTGTTCTAGCGCTACCAGGCGAGCTCGTAACGTCTCGGTCACATAGTCGAGCTGTTGTTCCTCGATATTTGTGTAGGTGGCTTTCTCGAGGTCCTGGATTTTGTGCGGCGGGAGCCGGAATATCCGGGCCATTTCTGTCGTCTGGAATTTCCGAGTCTCGAGGAACTGGGCGTCGTCCGGCGGGATTGACGACGGGATGAATTTCATTCCTTTATTCAGGATCGCGACGCGGTGAGAGTTGGAGAGCCCAGCCTGGGCCTCGGACCACTGGCGACGGAACGATTCTCGAGCGGCCGGGTCTGAGAATGTGCCGTCGTATTCGATATGGCCACTCGGCCGAGAACCGGAGCCGAAAAACCGAGCGCCGAACCGTTCGGTCGCCAGGCCGAGTCCGATCGACTCTCGATATTGACCGACGACGGATTGTCCGCCGAATGTGTTCCCGCCGTCGCCCATTACCTGGATCGCCTGGCCACCTGGGCCGAGTTTGAGCTTTACAGAATGGCCGCTGGGCGTCTCGACGCCGAGCCATCGCTGGTCGTCCACGCGGAACACGGTCGAAGTGTTCGGGAGATACCAGAGCTCGACGGGTCGACCTCCGGCGTCGCGTACGACCTCGAGGAACATATTCCCGGTTACGAGGGTGTCCCGGAGTGAGAGATACCAGAGGCGCTGGTTCGTGATTTCCGGGTTAGCGCGGTCGTGGAGTAGCTTCCACATATAGGAGTCGGGCTCCCGTTGCTTTCCGCCGCCTTGGAGATTCGAATACGCCAGGAGCGGGAGCGTCGAGACGTCCTGGGCGATCACATTCACGGCCGCACCGAACGCCGTATAGCTCTCGGCCGCTCGCTGGGTTACGGCGATCCCGGAAGCGGCTCCGCCACCAGCTCCCAGGGCGTCCAGGAGCCAGCTCGTCGGGTTGGCCAGGTTGGAAACCGCTCGGGATTCCGCGGCTCGTTTCATTAGCGACATTTAAGCTCCCCCAGGAGTCGAGTTATCCAATACCCAGGCGAAGAATAACAGGATCAAGCCCGCGGTAATGATTCCGGCCGGTATGTGGACCAGGCCGACACCAATAGCCACCAGAACGACTCCGGCCCAGGTCATGGCGTCCGAAAGGTCCGGGAGCGGCGGAGCTGGTGGCGTGATTTTTGATATCCGGCGTCTGAGGTCGATCATACGAGAGTTAACTCCCCGTCCGAGACATTAGCGGCCTCGGCGGAAACCATTCGCTCGATCGCGATGATTAGCGCCACAATGCCGTCGATTTTCTCGGTCGCTTCTTTTTTGCTTGGCTTGATATTGTCCGAGGCGTCCCGCTCGACCGCCAGGTTCGCCGCATTCCAGCGGAGAATCGCGTGTCCACCGTGAGCGATGCGATTCTGTTTGTAGTCTATTAGAAATTGTTTCGTCGCTGGGGAGAGGGTTAGGAATCCCTGGCGTACCTGGACCATTGTTAGGCCCTCGTCGGCCAATTTCTTAACCAGGGCGCTCGCGTTGAACGGGTCGTAACCGATCTCCTGGACGTTGTATTTCTGGCAGAGCTCGAGAATATCCCGAACGATCACATCCTGGTCGATCGTCCCGCCTGGAGTCGCCCGGATTAGGCCCTGGCGTACCCAGTCGGAATACGGGACCCGATCCCGCTCGGTCCGCTCGGCTATCGTGTCCTCGGGACACCAGAACGTCGAGATTACGTCGTAAGGGTGAGACGATCCGGCCGGGTCTGGAAATACGAGCTCGAACGACGCCAGGTCGGAGATCGTGGCGATATCAAGTCCGCCGTATGCTCGCTGGCCTAACAGGTCGGACTCTTTGGCGACTTTCGGTCCCTGGTCCCAGATATCGAGGTCGATTATCCGTTCGACCGACTGGACCCAGATGTTCAGGTGGAGCCGGGCGAACGTGTTGTAAAAACCGGGCTGGGTTACGGCTTTCTGATATTGCGCCGCTAAGTATTCCGACGAAATAGTTACGTCCATGTTCGGATTAGCTTTCGCCCATGTTGACGGGAGCGAAAAATCGTCCGTCGGCTCGGCGGCGGCGATCGAAACGAACAGCTCGTCGTCGTCGAGAATGCCCTCCAGGACGGCGACAGCTCGCTCGTGTTGAATCCAGCCGATAGCCTCGGGCCGGTATACGCCTGCTGTCGTTATTGCCACTCCGAGCGGCTGGGATCGCGCACCTTTCGCCGTGTCCATTTTGTCCCACAGGGCCCGGTCCCTCCACTCGTGAACCTCGTCGGCGATATAGCCGTGGACATTGAGGCCGTCGGTCGTTTTCGAATTCCGGCCGAGGTAGCGCATAACCGAACGGGTCCTGGGGACATATAGCGACGTCCGGAACCGCTGGACGAACTGATTTAGATACGGCGACTCGGCGACGAACGTATCGGCGTCGTCCCACACGAGTTTCGCCTGTTCTTTTTTGGTCGCCAGGGTGTAGACCTCGGCTCCTGGTTCCATATCGGCGATAGTGAGATATAAACCGATCACACCAGCGAACGCGCTCTTGCCTGATTTTCTCGCCCACTCAATCCAGGCCTCTCGGAACCGGCGCGTCCCGTCGTCGCGTATCCAGGAAAACAGCGGGAGTATTACGTCGTCGATCTGCCATTTCTCGAGCTTGAACGGTTTCCCGGCGAGCGGTCCCTTGTAGTGGTGGCAGAGTTCGAAGAATTTCACGACCCGCCAGCCTCGAGCCGGGACCCAGTGGAGCCCGCGTTTCGGGCCGTCGACTAGATCGCGAGCCTGGCGTTCCCGAGCGAGCTCGATCCACTTGGACGACGGATAGTCGAACAGAACCAGGTCGCCCACTATCCCGTCTCCTGGCCTGGGTGATCCTCGAACAGCCATTTCGAGATACGTTCAGTGTCCGACGTCGGCGAAGCGCCTGGGGAATCACCACTGGCGGAGATGTGGAGCCTCGATCGAGCCGCTGGGGTTAGGCCGAAGTCACTCCCCCAGGAGCGGAGCCGGTCGTCCGCGCGGTTCCGGATCGCTATGTAGGGAGAGGCGACACGACGGCCACTGGGGAGCAGGATCACATCGCCCGATCGCTTGAGTGCGAGCTCGGCACGGACGAACTGATCCCAGGCCGCACAATACGCGGCGAACGACTTAAGGTCCGAGTCGGTCAGGAGCCCCAGGTTCGCCAGGATGCGGCCGAGTCGACCCCATTCCCGTTTCCCATGTTGCCCCAGGAATGCTGGAGCCGTCGGGATTCGGAGACGGCGCGCCCCAGGTGGCGACGGTTCATTCTCTCGGAGCTTCCGCTTGCCTGGGTTGCCCTGGGCTTTCTTAAGAGCGGTCGGTTTTGGCTTACGTCCGGAGCCCATTACGCGGACCCGATTTCGAAAAGATCAGGAGCGGGATTACGATAGCGCGCCGCGAATAAACCGGCTCGTTTTACGCGGTTACTTTTAGTTGACT